TGGCGGGCGTAGGCTTCGAGATCCATCCCCGGCCTGTACTCGTCCCTGACGTAAACCTTGACGGTGCCGTCAGAGCTAATCATCTTCTCCGCCATGGTTCAGCCACCACCTCGTATCGTGAAACCTGATGTACCGATCCTGTGTCCCGAGATCCACATACGCACCCAGATGTACCCAGCCCATGTCGAGTTTGCCGAGTTGCGGACCATCCTTCTCGGCGTCCGTGAACTTCGCCAGGGCCCCAGCCCTGACCACGAATGCTCCCCAGCCCATGACCTGCCGGACCGACCCCGGCTTCTTGGTCAGGACGGCCTTCACCCGATCACCGTCGAGGAACACGTCATCCAGCTCTGCCGAGCCAGCCGTGAACAACGCCAGGGCGCCGTCGCCCCTGACCGCCCCGACCACATTCTCCATGGTCTTGCCTTCGTGGAGACGCCAGATCGAGTCCGGCAGGACACAGGCCACGAGGGTGTCCTCGCCGTGCTTGTCCGCAATCATGTACCCGGCATCCCCGAGGGCTGCGGGGAGGTTGGCCTCCACCGTGACCAGGACCTTCATCCCGTCTGCCTCGACGGATGACATCAGGCATTCGCAAGTGTGCGGCCGGACGAGCGCATAGGCGAGAGACGTGACGGTGCGAACCTGGCGCAGGGCATGCTGGTAGATCGGGATGATCCCGTCGCTGGTGATCGTAGGTGCCAGGGGCTTGGGGAACGGCATCCCAAGACGGATCCCGTTGCCGCCCATCGGAAGCAGTCCGACGATCTCAGGCAAGCTCGCCCCTCACCTTCGCGACATCCTGCTCCGCTCCGTTGTTCAGCCAGTTCACGAACACCTCTCGGTCGTGGGAGTACATCTCCTCGGAGTTGGCGTCACGGTAGACGTTGTCCATCTGGCCCTTCCCGAAGAACGGATGGAGGTGCTCGATAATCGTGTCTCCCATGTAGTGGAGACAGCCCGCACCCTCGCCCAGCACCTTCCAGGCGTTGTCGATGTACAGGTGCCGGGCACCACGGAGCCCGAAGTAGCCCAGGGCCCGGACGATCGAGGCGGTCACGAAGACGTGGGTGGGGATGTCGTTGCGGGCGAGGTCCCAGGCGTAGGCGTACCCGCCCCCGGCGAGGATGTCGGTGACGACGAGGTCCCAGCCATCGGTTCGGAAGCGGTTGTCGTCTCCGATGAAGCCCAGGAGCGATGGGGACGCCTCCCCTTCCAGGACGCGATCAACAGCCGACTGGAGGATCTCATTCATCCACTCCCGGTGCGGCACGATGACGAGGGGGATGCCCTCGTACAGGAGGTGGTCGTCGGTCGCGATGGGCTCATTCTCGCTGATCGCGAACACAAGTTTCGTGTCGGGCAGGATCCTGGTGGCCTGAAACGACTCCCAGGCTGCCGCGACCGACGCCGGCCTGCCCTTGGTGGGGCAGATGACTGTCAGGCTCATGGTCCCTCTCTCGCGATGAAGGGGGTGGGGCCGCCGGGCGACGGCCCCTGGAGACTACGCCTCCTGGTAGCTGTAGTTGACGGTCTGCTGCGTCCAGTTGCCCGGACCGGCAGTTGCGCCCACGGCGAGCTGGAGGACCAGGTACTTGGTGTACTGGCCGACCCCACCGGTCCCCCAGTACGCGGCGGTGTCCCAGTTGGCCTTGGTGCTCGAGGTCCAGGCGGTGGACACCGCGTTGGCGATGCCGGAGGGTCCCGTGGTGCCCTGCTGGTACGTCACATAGCCCCCGGTGAAGTACAACGTGGTCGAGGTGTCGACCGTGCTGTTGAACCACACCATGAAGCTCTGGACGTAGTTCGCGGGGGTTGCGGTGATCTTGAGCCGGATCCACTTCTCATAGCTATTGGTTCCGACCGTGATCGGGTTCGCCTGACGGTTGGACAACGTGTTGTAGTAGTTGTCCGCGCTGATCAGGTCGATGCCCGGAACGGAGTCCGCTGGGGTGCCTGCGGCGGCACCGTACTGCACGGACAGGACGAGTGTTGCGGCCATTGATGACTCCTCTGCTGGGCCCAGGAGCCGCGTCTAGGAGAAAGTCTTCGACGACTGTCCCGACGACGGTGTGGGCGGCGGTGTGGCGACCTCCCTGGCCGTGAGCACGTCATCGACGGTCACGACACCCAGGGCAGTATTCGCCATGAGCTTGTTGTACGGGTTGTTCTCGTCGTTGACATCACCCCTGGGAGGCCGACCCTCGTCCAACAGCGCGTCGTTCACCGACTTCCAAGGCATGCCTGCGAGCGCCAACTTGTTGATGTTGGCCTTGGACATGGACTCCTTGATGTTCAGTCGAGTGAAACGGAACGCGAGGTTGTTCGTGTTCCCTCCGAAGGACTCGTCCCAGACGATCTCCCGCGTGAAGTAGTCCTGCACGAGCGCGAGCAGCGGACGGAGACCCCGGTCCTCGGTCATCTCCATCTGCGTCTCTGACGTTGCCCGGTTGATGTCGAACGTCAGCCCCAGGTCCTGGGGACTGATCAGGTAGACCGCGCAGATCTTGCGCACCAGGTAGTCGAGCCACTCCCGGTACTGCATGTCGCGGTTGGACCCACGGAAGGGGAAGAACTTGGCGCCCTTGGTGCCGCCGATGAAGGCCATCGCCCCCTTGCCGGCCACCTCGTATTGCCAGTAGCTCTTGAACGCATCGACCTGCTCGGGGCGGGCCCCCTCGCCGAGGTCCAGCATGCCGTCGGGGGCGGCATTCATGACCTGGCGGTGGTTGTACTGGGACCCGTTCACCTCGGCGTCGACGGTGTTCTTGAGCGTCTCCAACGGAGAAAGACCCAGGACGGAGTACGTCCTGGGGTTCGCCATGATGTAGAGCATGTCCTCGTTGCGGAAGGGAACCTCGTGCTGCGGCGCCGGGATCCAGTAGTACCGGGTCTCGTCGGGGTCGCCGTCCCACAAGGAGTTGACCTTGATCTTGGCCCCGTCCACCGCGTGCAGGTAGGCAACCCCTCCGCCGAGGGTCCGCTCCTTCTCGATCACGCCGGCATCAAGAACGAGCACATCCTCGACGATCGGCTCGACCCATGACCGGAAGCTCTCGACCGCGAGGTTGGGACGGTTGAACAGGTCGCGGAGCTGTTGCTGCTTCTCCTCGCTGAAGCCCTTGGTCTGGTCGAACGCGACGATGTCCCATTCAGCCGAGGAGACCTGGGCCTTGCGGACGTTGATCGCGGCGCGGACCCATTCGGAGTGCTCGGCCCAGTTGCGGAACAGGGCGCTCGAGGTCTTGCCGACCTTGCCTCGCTCCTGGAAGACCAGGGTGGCGTTACCGGGAGGGAGGTTCTTCGGACTCGTCCGGTACGAGAGAAGGAGATCGGCAATCAGGCCCACGTCAACGCTGCTCCCGGAAGTGCGCCGCAAGGATCTTGTCCTGCTGGGCGTTCAGGAAGATCTCCTCGGCCTGCTTGTTGCCGGCCTGGATTGCCTCCTCGTAGCTGAAGCGATAGGTCTCAATCCCGCCCATCAGGGTCGCGAGATAAGCCGGGACGAACCTCTTCCCATCCCTGAACTCCATCTCCACCATGTCGGTGCTCATCTCGACCTCGTCTTCAGGCTGCCGAAAAAGAAGGTGTCCCCACCCATGTCCATCGAGTAGCCCAAGGCATCGACGAAATCGTCGTGGCCCTTGGGGAACGACAACAGCTCGGTCTCGAATGCCGTTCCCCGGAGCGAGACGTGATGGGTCACCTTGTGTGCTTCGTACTTGGCAGCGACCGCTCTTGCCCGGGTGGTCTTGTCTCCGTCAGCCGGCTTGCCCATGATCGGGATCCTGGGGTAGTCCTCCATCACCTCCTGGACGAGGGTCGACTGGAACTGCACCTTCTCGACGAGGACCAGGCTGATGTTCGGGTAGGCCATCCAGCCGTCGTAGATGAACTCCGCATGGTGGCTCTCGCGCTTGTCGCGATACGCCGAGAGGACGTAGAACATCCCCCGCAGGGCACATCCGCTGTCCGACGCGCATGTGTCCTCTGCCGTCGTCGCCCTGGCGGTGTAGTCGGCCCGCTCCCTGGTGGACGAGGCGAGATCCACGCCCATCCGCAGGGTGTAGGTGTGTCCCTCGGGCAGCGTCGTGAAATGGTCGAAGGGCCCGTGGAAGATGTTCCCCTCGAGCAACCCGCTGATGTCGTTCTGGTAGGAGCAGGAGAACAGGGCCGAGCCCATCTCCTCCTTCTCCTTGAGCAGGCGCTCCACCGGCCAGTAGCCGGGCCAGTAGCTGGTGAGCTGACCGTTCTCGTCCTCGGTGAGCGATGGCACGACATGACTGCGCCAGCCGAACCCACCTGCATAGACGGGCTTCATGAACTGCTCGTACAGGTCTTCCTCGCCCCACCTGGTGCCGATGACGACAACCACGCCGTCGGGCGCGAGACATGGCTTGAGCGTCTTCTTGAACCAGACCTCAACGTCCTCGCGCTGGTCGACACCCTGAGTGTTCTCCTCGTCCAGGATGTCGTCCATCAGGATCAGGTCGAAGCGTTTGCTGATGATCGCTCCACCCACACCGACGGCGTACAGGGTCACGTCCTTGGACCCCAGCCAGCGACTTCCGGCGCAGATCCACTCCTTGTCCGTCCACTTCTCGGGCGATGGCCGCGACTCGGGGAAGACCTTCTGGTGGAGGGGGTTGGACTGGATCGTGTACTTGATCGCCCGGCTGAAGTCCTTGGCCTGGGAGTCCGTGTTGGAGACCATCCCGATACGGATGTCGGGGTACTTGCCGATCAGCCAGGAGCAGAGGATCGTGTTGTCCCAGGTGGTCTTGGCGCCACCGCGTGGAAGCAGGTAGACGGCATGCTGACGACGCAGGATCGCGTCCAGCGTCTCCTGGACCATGAGCCTCTGGTGCTCGGCCGGAACGTACCCGAAGACCAGCTCCCCGTAGGCGAATACCGCCTCCGCGTCGTCAGTTCTCGCGATCCCCACCAATACGCGGGATCGGAGATCGAGCAGATCCGCTGGAGACAATTCCTCTAGTTGCTTCGACAATGCCTCGGAGAATGTCGGAGTCGACGCTCCCGGATACGCTGACGCCAAGGCTTCTCTCCTCCGTGATGTTGGCCGGCCTGCCGAAGAGCACGTTCAGGCGGTCGATCAGCATCGCGAGATCGCTGGGACGGATCGTCAAGACCGGCATCTGGGTCCACACTCCGTTCACCAGGCGCTTCTCGGTGCGCTGCATGTCGGCACGCATCTTGGTGATGGCCTCGTCGATGGCGTCAATCGCGTTGTCGCGGACACGGGCCTCCTTGGAGAGACGCATGGCATCCTCGTCAGCGGTGTAGATCACCGCACGCTCCAGGCGTGTCTCCCTGAACTCGCGCCGCTTGCGATCCCATTCCCGTTTCTTGGACTGGGCCATGACCGAGGAATGCGAGGCCAGGCCGTGCTTGTCGGCCAGGGCGCGGAGCGAGATGCTGGTCGTGACGTATTCGTGCTCTAGCTGGTCATAATCGGCTCGCCTGTTCATCGCACGTCCCTTTTCACGCCGTAAACCACATCGTTGTTCCACCAGGCTTCGACCGAGGTGATCCTCGGGTGCTGGGTCAAGAGACGCTCCATGAACCAGGACGCAATCCCCGGACCCGCCTGCGAGCCGCCGACGAGCATGTCGCCGAGTGGACGAAGGTGAAGCTCGCCAACGATGTCGAGGAGATCCTCCAGGAGTCCTGTCTGGATCTCCGATTGCTCCACGACGGTGATGTTGAAACGATGGCCGTGGACATGCGGGCCTTCTTCAGGGTCGCTGTGCGTAGCATCAAACGAAGCCTTTGCCCTTGTGTATCGGTTCACCCGGGCTATCTCCCTCGGAACAGAAAGACGGGTCGACGAAGTTGGTACTTCATCGACCCGTCCATTCGGGCTGGTTACTGCTCAACGCTACCCGGAGGTCAACCAGGAGAGGCGCGGAGCGGCCACCTGCAAACCCTGTGCAGTTGTACCACGAAGCCTACAGCGAGCGATAGCTCATTTGCTAGCCCAGGGTGGTCACATCCGGGCTGTTTCCGGTCGAAACATCGAACCACTGGTCGCGTTCCACGTCATATCGCCAGTCTACGGCGAACTGGTCGGTCGAAAGTGCGTGGACGACGCCGTCTTCGCCGATGACCACCCCGAACAGGCTATCGCCGATCACGGCCAGACCCATGAGCATCCCGTTGGTGTATCCAAGCCACTTGGCCGAGATGGTGACCCGATACGGTTCCTTCAGCTCGAGGATGCCCACCTACCGGATCCCGGCGCACTTGGCGCACATGGGCGGGCTCTTGATCGCATCTCCGAGACCGACGTAGAACAGGACCCTGCGATTGCTGCACGCAGCGCACTTCTGTCTCGGCGTCCGGTGGAGGCGGATCGTGATGTTCACGGCCATCGTGGAGCCGTCGATGGCGTACGTGGTGTCGATCGGGCTCGCGAACATCGTGGCCTGATCAGGGTGTCGCGGCTCAGGAGCCCGGAGGGGTGAGACGATCATAGCTACTCCCGCTCGTCATGAAGGATGGCCGGCGTGTTCTCACCGACATAGGCACCCAGGGTGTTGAACTCGAGGTACTCGATCGCCTCATCACGGTCCATCCCGTCGGATTGGCAGATCTCGATCATCCTGGCGTAGCTGTACACGACGAAGAAGCGATGATGGCCGTCAGGCTCGAAACGCTCCGCCACACCGACGAAAGCCGCTTCCTGGCCGTCGAACAGGATGATCTCGGCCTCATCCCACGCATCTTCGTCATCTGGGTCGATCCCGAGCGCATTGGCGACCCTTTCGACGATTTCATCCCTCGTGGGACGCTTGAAGCGGTCAATCCACTCTTTTGAGTCCACGTTGACCTCCGACTGTCGATTTCCGCCAGATTACTTCTTCTTGCCCAGCTTTCGCTCGAAAAAGTCGCGATCCTGCTTCGCCAGACCCGAAAACGGGTCTCCTTCGACCTTGATCGACCCCGAGGACGCGATCGGGGCCGATTTGGCCGCCAGGAGCCTCTTGAGGCGCCCGATCTCGTCTTCCTGCTCATGGATCCGCTCCTCGGCCGCCTTGAGGTCGCCGATGAGGCTGTCCGGGGTCGACGTGGCCGCCAGGAGCGTCACAACGGCCTTGCCGGCGGGGTAGAACGTCCCCACGACCGTGCTGTAGCGCCGGATCTCGACCACATCCTCGATCTTGGTCAGATTGGCCTTGCCGAACTCGGCTGTCGTCATCTGGATCATCGTT